GTCAAAATGGAACTAGCTGACATCCTCAAGGGTGACTTTTACGCACCACACGTTTCGATCTGGCACTATAAGCTTGACGAAGTGGAGGAAGTTGAAGATGAGCGAATGTGGCCGAAGGCACAGCCGAACATTGGACAGACCGTCTCCTATGAGACTTACATCCGAGATGTTCAGCGAGCTGAGAAAGCACCTGCATCTAGGAACGATATCTTGGCTAAGCGCTTCGGACTTCCCATGGAAGGATATACGTACTTCTTCACCTATGAAGAGACGGAACCTCATAAGCGTGTACCAAACTTCTGGAACCTTCCTTGTGCTATGGGAGCCGACCTCTCACAGGGTGATGACTTCTGTGCCTTCACTTTCCTGTTTCCTCTGCATAATGGGAACTTTGGAGTAATCACCAGAAGTTATATTTCCGAGAACACTCATATGAAGCTTTCTAGCGGTCCTAGGCAGAAGTATGAGGAGTTTATCCGAGAGGGTAGTCTTCACGTACTTCCGGGGATCGTACTCGACATGATGGCTGTGTATGACGACCTAGAAAAATTCATTGAGGAACAAAAGTACGATGTTCAGGCCTTTGGCTTCGACCCTTACAACTCCAAAGAGTTCGTAACTCGCTGGGAACAGGAGAATGGACCCTTTGGAATCGAAAAAGTTCCTCAGGGAGCCCGAACTGAATCCGTTCCACTCGGTGAACTAAAGCATCTTAGTGAGCGACGTAAGCTTTTGTTTAATCAGTCTCTTATGAGTTTTGCCATGGGTAACGCCATCACTATGGAAGATACCAATGGTAACCGCAAGCTTCTTAAGAAGCGAGCGGATCAGAAAATTGATAACGTGGCTGCCCTGATGGATGCATACGTAGCTTACAAAGCCAATAAGGAGGCCTTTGAGTGAGCGGCAATAATATTGCTGAAGACCTAGTCCAGAGAGGAGGTAAAACTTATGGGACTATTTAGTCGAGTTAGAGACAGCCTTATTCATGCGGCTTTTAACACCTTTGCAAAAGAAGAAACAAATCGCTTTCAATCTTGGGGCGGTGGTTCGGCAAATTACGGATCGAACCCTAGTCGACTTCGTTCAGGTGGCGGTAGTGATCGAACAATCACTACGTCAATTTATAATCAGATTGCTATGGATGTTGCTTCAGCAGATCTAATGCATGTTCGATTGGACGAAGAGCGTCGTTATAAAGAGCCTATGGGCAGTGGACTAAACTACTGCCTCACAGTTGAAGCGAATCTCGATGAAGGCGCTAGGGCTTTTCGACAGAATATTGCTATGACGCTCTTTGAAAAGGGCGTCGCTGCGGTATGCATCATGACTGCCGATAAAGATCCCGCAACATCGATGTCTTATGACATTGAGACGTTGCGAGTCGGAGAAGTAGTGGCATGGTATCCCGAATACGTTCGAGTACTGATCTATAACCAAGAGACCGGTATGAAGGATGAGCTTACGCTGCCTAAGCGTCAAGTAGCCATTATTGAGAACCCACTATACGCTGTCATGAACGACGAGGTTTCGACACTCAGACGACTAACTCGTAAGTTGAGCATCCTCGATGCTATTGATGAACAGGCCGGTTCCGGAAAACTCGACATCATTATCCAACTTCCCTACGTTGTTAAGTCTGATTCACGTAAAGCACAGGCAGCTGCTCGTCGACAGGACATGGAAGATCAGCTGTATAACTCTAAGTATGGCGTCGCTTACGCAGATGCCACTGAAAAGATTACTCAGCTTAATCGACCTGCTGAAAACAACATGTTGGCACAAGTCGAATTCCTTACCAAGCAGCTATATTCTCAGCTTGGTATTCCAAAAGACGTATTCGATGGTACAGCGGATGAAAAGACGTTGAAAAACTACCATAACCGAACTGTCGAACCAGTCCTCACAGCTATCGCTCAAGGTATTGAACGCAAGTTCCTATCTAAGACGGCTAGAGCTCAGGGGCAAGCAGTTCGGTTCTTCATTGATCCGTTCCGGAATATTACGCTTGCTGATTTGGCGACACTCGTCGATTCGCTCTCTCGTAATGAGATTCTTTCACCGAACGAAATTCGAACGGGTATCGGTTTCCGCCCATCGAAGGAAGCGAAGTCCGACATGTTGCTCAATTCAAACATGCCGGGTTCTGCCGATCCAGCAGCCGATCCGTCAGCGGCGCCTACTGAAAGTGATACTTCCGAAGAGGATAATTTGCTTGAAGAGACGCTTGCCGCATTGGAAGCGAATGCCGATAAGATTATCTCAGATAGTGCTAACGTATGACCGTAGACAAGAATGAAGTTAGAGCATTTTTAGCGCACTATGCTTCGGAATTCTACGATCCAGCAAAAGCGCATGAATATTATCTGAGGAATCGTGAGCTTAGAGGTCGTCAGCCAGTAAAGGGTGAATCCAAAGAGCAGCGTAAAGCTAGGGTAGCTACCAACCGTAATCAGGAGGAAGCTAGATCGTATGTAAACAAGCAGATAAGCACTAAAAAACGTGCCGATTCCAAAGGTTTGCAGACGTCCCAAAAAGCTCGGATGGAAAAGCTTCGAACGAACGCTGAGGCTAGTCGAAAGCGTATCGAGGATAAGCTTAAGAACCTTCTCGAGAGCTTGAAGACAGCTCAAGAAACTCCACTCAATAAAATTCCGGAGAATGCCACCCCAGAGCAGCGTGCATACTTGGAGAAGCAGAATGCTGCGATCTCTAAGAGCAACGCCCTTGCCTCAGGTAAGAAAGCGGAAGAAGCTCGAAAGGCGGCGGGCGCCGAAATGAAGAGAGTTGGTACTGAGTTGAAAACTGCAGTGGCTACAGCGCGAGATTCTTACACTAAAGCCAGAGCAGATCTGAACGCAAAGTACAAGACGGCTTCCGATACGGAACACAAGAACATCAAAGCTAACGTGAAATAGAAAGGAAGGTGAACCTTCAAAATGACAGTAGTTGCTACTAAGATTCCCGACTTCACAGGATACGCAACTCGATTTGATATTGAGTGCTCTGACGGTCGGACGATCAAGCACAGTGCATTCAAGCATCAGGACGGGCAGCAGGTCCAGCTCGTCTGGCAGCACCAGCACGATAGTCCGAGCAATGTTCTTGGACACGCATTTTTGTACCAGCGCGAAGACGGCATCTATACAGAAGCCTTCTTCAACGAGACTCAGGCAGCACAGGATGCTAAAGAACTCGTTCGCCACGGTGACGTGAAAGCTCTCTCGATCTTCGCTAACAAGCTTAGGCAGGAGGGGGGCGACGTAGTTCACGGCAACATCATCGAAGTAAGTCTTGTTTACAAGGGCGCCAATCCGGACGCACACATCCAAGACGTAAACCTTCGACACAGTGCTGATGGTACTGACACCATGATCGGTGAAGCAATCATCTACTCCGGTGAGGAATTCACACTCGGCCATGCTGACTCGGCAGATAATTCGGATGCTAAGGAAGGCGAGACTGTCAACGATATCGTAGACAGCATGTCTCCTAAGCAGAAGGACGTCCTCTATGCTCTCGTAGTCGATGCTGCCGGGGAAAAGAAATTTGCTCATGGCGATGCCGACAGCGACATCATTCTGCATGGTGCCGAAGACGGCGAAGAAGTGAGCGTTAACGAGGTCAAAGAATCTCTGACGCCTGCTCAAAAGGAAGTCTTCGACGCGCTTGTCGAAGAGGCTGGTAAATCCGACGATGCATCTGATGCCGAGTCTGATGATACAGATGATTCCAAAACCAAAACTGAAGAGTCCGATGACTCCGATGACACCGATGACTCCGATGAGTCTGAGGATAAGAAGGACGTCGACTCCGATGACGATCCCGAAAAACTCCAGCACAATCAGGAAGGCTCTGCCAACATGAGCAAGTACTCTGCATTCGAAAATGGCGCGACTGGCGGCACGGCCGTACAGGATCGCTACACCCTTTCCCACTCCGACGTCGTCGAGATCAACGATCTCTTCAAAGAAAAGGGCTCCTTCAAGAAGGCGTACGAATCCTTCACCCTCTCCCACGCTGACTACGGCATCACCAACATCGACATCCTCTTCCCGGATGCTCGCGTCTCCTCTCAGACGCCGGAGCTCATCGCTCGGCAGACCGAGTGGGTCCAGAAGGTGCTGTCCGCCACGAAGCACTCCCCCTTCGCCAAGGTGAAGACGATCCTTGCTGACCTGACCGCCGAGGAAGCTCGAGCCAAGGGTTACGTCAAGGGCTCCATGAAGAAGGACGAAGTCGTTCCGCTGATGCAGCGCTCGACCTCTCCCGCAACCGTCTACAAGAAGCAGAAGCTCGATCGGGATGACGTCATCGACATCACCGACATCGACATCGTTGCTTGGCTGAAGTGGGAAATCCGATTCATGCTGAACGAGGAAATTGCTCGCGCAATCCTCATCGGCGACGGTCGTACCACCGGTAACCCCGACAAGATCAAGGACCCTCAGGGTCAGCTCGAAGGCACGGGTATCCGCTCGATCGCCAACGATCACGAGCTCTACGCACACCCCGTCCAGCTGGACGCCAATGTTGCTCCCGGCGTGATGATCGACGAGATCACCCGCGCTCGTACCAACTACCGCGGCTCCGGCTCCCCGGTCTTCTACACCACCGACGCCGTGGTGACCGAGATGCTCCTGCTCAAGGACAAGATGGGTCGTCGTTTGTACGAGACCGAGGCTTCGCTGGCTGCGGCAATCCGCGTCAAGGAGATCGTT